TTACCGTTAATCTTCTTCATTATGTAACGGGCAACGTACGCAGCCGATTGAAAGTTGACCTCTCCGAGGGAGGAATAACCAAAAGGCCACAACTTTTCAAGTTGTTCGGATCTAAAAATTCTACTGCCAACATCCGTCCGCTTCCAAAGCTTCTTATCCGAAAAATCGAAGTTGAAAACGCAGGCATGGAAGTGAGGTCTGCCAAAATTTTCGCCATATTCGCCTGCCATATAAAACCTAATCGGATACTGACCCCCTACGGGGTCAATGCCTCTGTACGCCTTACGAAGGCGCTTCATGAACTTCTGAAAATGATCATAATGCAAACTCTGGTCACTTGGCAAATTCTCGTCGTTATACGTCAACGTTATAAAACAATTGTTTGTATACCTACTTGCCTCATGCAAACATCTAATCGCCCACTGGCGAGAACGCTCAAGCCGACATCCTACGCACTGACCGCATGGCAGCGTGAGGCTGCGCACAATATCGTGCCTGGCGCTCTCATAGAAAACAACGTCCCCTGCTGCCGTTTTCCACGCCGCTAACGGGTGGAAACAGGGCACGTTATAGTCGCCAACCGCCGCGCATAGGGGTGCTACGCATATTAGCGGACTTCGTCCGCATAGAACCCCTACGAAACTTCTTAGCGGCTTTATATTTATTCATTGGTCTGCGACGCATCATCATTTTCTCTCCTTTTGGTGTCACCTAGCACAGTTACATCAAGTAGATCACTGTGCAGGCTCGCCCAAAACGGGCTCGCTAGGTGACGAAACGACCGCCTGAGCGGTCTCTTGACGAAGAAGGCCCAATGCCTTCATCTCATCCTTATTAGCCTCATCTGAGGCAAATTCAACAAAAAGAGCGGGATCATTATCAAACTTTGCCCTTACCTTAGCGGGCAGCTGAAGGAAGGAGTCTTGAGCAGCCATCACCGCATTAAGGGCAGACTGATAATCAGTAATCCCGCTAAAATCACCATATTGAGGCTGAACGCTACCAGAAGGTAGCTGGCCAGTAACATTAAACTGGCGCAAAATATTATTAATATCGCACTCATCTCGAAATGACTGCTTAGCAAGACTAGGCTTGCTAAAAACAAAAGTGGAAAAAGAACTATTCTTGTCACGATCATAGGTAACCGGATTCTTAACACGCATTTTTACCTCGTTAAAAATGGCTTTATCAAATCAATTATGGGCTTAAGCTGTTCTACATTCTTACCCAAATTGTCAAAATTACGCATAGCTTCAATACTAAAATCAAGCAATTGCGTTTCACGCTTTATCTTCTGAACAGTAGCAATAATTTGCTGTTCTATCTCCTTGGCATTCCAATTCTGAGTGCCAAGAAGCTTTGCTTGATTCCACAACATATAAGCTGTCTCCCGCAGCCTATCACCCTCAAGGGGTACATTCTTAATCTCTTCCGTAATCTTAGCTGTCATAGCCCTTACGTTATCCATCTGGGGCTGGCTCAGGTTCTCGGAAGTCTGCGCTTGCTGAGCAGCAGCTCCAGATGACTGAGCGGAAGAATACGCTTGAGCGGCCATAGCACCAGGATTAACAAACTGGGGCATAGCCCCACCTGGTGTAGACGCACCGCCAAGCTTAGCAACCAACATAGGGTTTATACCAGCCGCTTTTAAATCAGCTACTTGCCGCTGGTAAGACGTATCCGAAGCAGATTGCTGAAAATCCATCTGCTTCTGTGCAGCCTGGGCTGACGCCACATTCTGCTCCTTACCCCCTAAATAACTCAGTGCACCCCCAATAATGGGGGCAATAGGACTAAAAACGCCGCCAATTGTCTTGGCGACGTCTCCAATAGTCGATAAGAGTCCCATTAGAAATGGTCAATCAATCCAGGCACTGAATACAACGGCATTGGCCGTGCCTGTCTTACATTAAAAAACCCATCAAACAGAAATTGCTTACCGTTTGCTGAATCACCAATAGCCACAACACGCTCAACTGGCGGTGTGTCTTCAATAAACTCATCGTTCAATGCCGGCAGAGTCCCAAATTCTTGGGCCAAATGCCAAGCATCTAATGTACCCGCTGCCGTTGAACGGAAATAACCAGTAATCTGGCTGGGCTTATAACGATACTCTGCCCAGCGCTCCTGATAACCAAAAACATCGTCATCATCCGCTGTACCAGTGCAATAAATTTCTTTATTAAGCACTGCCTGCTCACCAAGTGTAGCAAACGCAGGGAAGTAAAAATCATAACGTGTAGACCTTGACCACATACGTGGAAGGCCCTGCTGATATGTTAAATCAGCACGAACCGACACTAAACCTATAAGCACCCCGTGCTCAGTAGCATTGTACGTAAATCCGTGATTGTACGCGAGAGCCGTGCCAAAAGCGGCCAAATTACCTTGCGGACTAGTATCTTCAGTAAGCCCTGTGGCGCTAGTTTGGGCAACGGGATTAATAGATACGGGAGTGCTACCACCACCAAGATATTCAGGGCGCTGCAAACGAGCATCAGGACTGACAACTCCAAAATGCGAACGGATAATTTCAGTGTAACGAGTACCACCACGTGCATCCCTCTCTAAAAGTTTCTGTATCTGAAACGACTGGCGCAACTGATTAATAGTCGCTGAAGTAGCAGTAGACAAATCAGCAAAACCAGTAGACAGATCTGCATAAGCAACATTAAAAGGAGAATTATTATCAGTTACCTTAGAATTCTTACCAGTCTCAGTCTCCCAACGCATGAAAGAAGTGCCAGTACCAGTCTCTCCTTGCAAACGTACTGTAGCAGTGCCACTAAGCGAAGCATTGCCACCTAAAGGTAACGTAACAGCATCTCCTTTCTGAGGCCAAGGTAGAGCACTAGTAAAATAGTCATGACGCTTACCGCGTCGACGCAAAACATAATCGGCCGGACTATCCGGACCGTCATCAATATCTACGACTGCAGAATCTTGTAAATTCTGATCTCTAAACCATTCATTCCAAATAAGGTTATAAGCACGCGTCCAAAACGCACAATGAGAAATTACATTAGGGGCAGTCATCTGCCCAACTGTAGGTAATCCCATATAATCCTGCAGTGAGTTCACTGCATAACCACCGGCCGGACTTGTCATAATCGGCACGGTAAAATCTATCGAACTGTCTGGATCTGGGTATCTTTCACCCATAAACTTCTGCCAGTTCTCCCAAACCAAACGGTTTGGAACAAAAAAGAAAAACGAATCAAGATGCATATTATCCATAATTGGAAACAGTGGCGTAGCCAAACGGGCAAATGCCGTCATCTGCAAATTGATCGTATCTCCAGGTAAAACTTCGTCCACATATACAGGCACTAAATAACCTGCATCAAAAGTCGTCTTATATGACTTCTGAGAATCAAACTTAGACCGAGGAATATCAGCTCGCGGAATCATAGCGAACTGATGAACATTTACAGACTTATTACGATGCATCATCGTTTATCTCCAAATTGCGGGGCGATCTTTACAGATCACCCCCCTTGTATTAAGAACGACTCTTAACCTGCTTGCCTAACGCTAACAGTTTCGGAGCCTCATGTAAAGCAAATTTACCATCAAAATCGTCAAAAATACCCAATTCATATAAATCGAAATCATCGGGATGCGCAAACATCTGATTATCTGGCGCATTACGATTGACTTCATCTTGAAAGCTACGAATAGCAACTCCAGTAGCAGGTAAAAAAAACGGGCGACCATAGCACTCTGCCGCCCTATCTCTGATAGTACATACTAACATCTTCATAATAGTTCCTCACGTCAAACTACGTTTAAGCAAGGAAAGCCTGGCTTTGGCCACATTTTCCTTTGCTGCCAATCTCTCAACAGTATTATCTTCATACTTGTCTCGAGCTCTCTTTTCTCGCTCAAACTCTATCCATTCAAAACTGATAGGGTCTTCGGCCTTGTACTTTTTATCGTAAAAGCGAGGTGGCCGAACCTTTCTGCCGTTAACCACAACAAAGTCATGTGGATAAACGTCATCCTTAAATTCTTTATACCAGTCATATCCTATGCCTGGCTTCAAACTCATCTTATTAAACTCTGGTCTACGCTGCGAAACCTCCCCAGTGTCTGGGTCAACCCACTCATAATGTTCGGCTTGTTGCTTACCGTTAATCTTCTTCATTATGTAACGGGCAACGTACGCAGCCGATTGAAAGTTGACCTCTCCGAGGGAGGAATAACCAAAAGGCCACAACTTTTCAAGTTGTTCGGATCTAA